TATAGGTGATTTATCATAGACATATAAGCTTTTGCTAGAAAGTTTTTTCTTATACTTTGCAAAATTATCCCAATCAGTTTGACTCATCTGTCCTGAAAGCATCTTGTCTGTAGACAAACCCGACTCACTGCTAATTATTTTTTTAATTAGCTGCTCATTTGTCATTTCTAAACTAAAGATCAAGACGGTTTTATCAGCTAGTATGTTGTTGGTTGCTATATTCAAAGCCCAAGTTGTTTTACCCATCCCTGGACGACCTGCAACAATTATTAAATCACCTTTTTTAAAACCATTAATCCTATTATCTATTTCTTTAAAGCCTGTTTTAATTATGTTTTGTTGTTCAGTTCCTGCGTTCTGCAACTCATACTCAACTAAGTCTAAAATCTCTGCCACATCTTTTGGTGAACCAATATTTTTAACAATTTTATTTTCTATAAGTAGTTGATTTACCGCGTCTATTTTTTCTTCTATACTTGTATTTGATGCAACAATTTGTGGTATCTCTTCAGATAATGTAAGCAGTTTATTACTTGCTGTTTTGTATTGCATTTGTTTAATCCAGCCATCAAAACCTGCGGGACTTACACAATGTGCTGTTGCTTCTTTTACCTCTTCAAAACATAAATCATTCTTAATATTATTTCTAAGCGTGACTATGTCTGAAGCTTGCTTATCAATCATAATTTCATATGCTGTTCTGTAAGAATTATTTTCAAATTCATTTGGATCTAATCCAATCTCCTGTGCTTTTCTAAACTTATTATCACTAAGTATCATTGCTCCCAATATATTAGCTTCTAATTCGTAAATGCTTTTATCCATATCTTCTCTCTATAATTGCTTCAAATTGATTTAAACCTATCATTGTCATTAAACTTGGTTTCTTATCCCAAAATGATCTTATCCATTTCTTATGTCCGTCTGAGTTTGCTATCTCAAAATACTTATACCAAAAATCTTCTGTTGCAAGATTTATTTTTTTCCCCGTTTTTGGAGAGATGATTCCTTTCTTACCCAACTCTTTTAATTCTTTCCATCTTGGTAATGCCTTAAAAGAATTAGCACTATGCTGATAAAAAGTTTTATCAGTAATATCTTTATAAATAAAATTTATTTTATCTAAATCTAATATTATTACCTTTTTAGTATTACCTTTAGTATTGTAGCCACCTGACGGCGGGGGGTAGCCACCTGACGGCGATACCTTTATCTTGTATAAATTGCTTGTATTATCTCTTCTTTCCCAATCTAACAGACCAGATTCTTTTAATTTTTTAAGGTTATCTTTAATTGCAGTAAGACTAAGATTTGTAAGTTCTGTTAATTTTTTATGAGAAGGATATGACTGACCATACTCATCTGAGTAGTTTGCTAAAACTATTAGTATTAGCTTTTGAGTAGAGTTTACCTCTACTTTTAAAACCTTTGTTATATATTCAAGTGACATCTAATTCCCTCATACGAGTATTTAATATTAAAAAATAATTATTGTAAAGTATTGATTTAAAATAAATGAATGTTTACAATTCACTTGGAGGTTTAAATACAATGTCAAAAGAAAAGATATATACAGCACTACAAAACGTGCAAAAACATATGGTGGCTAACCCTATAGCAAAAGAAGGTGTCAATAGTTTTCAGAAATATAAATACAGAGGTATTGATCAAATAATACAGTCGTTCTCAAAACCACTTCATGACAACAATGTTCTCACGGTGGTTCAACCAGACCTTAATGTTTCAACTAAATTCTTGGAAGATGGTAGATCTACATTAACCAGAGTGGTTGGTACACTTAGGTTTATGTCAACTGAAGACGGTTCTTATATTGACAGATCTTACGTAGGACACAGCAAGTCTCAACAGGGTAAGGATCTTGAATCAGCTAGATCTTTTGCTTATAGAAATGCTTTACTTGAAACATTTTGCGTCCCTTTTGAGGGAATTGAAGAGCCAGAGCTTGAAGGTATTGATAAGGGATCACAACCTGAACAAGATCAAGTAGAGTTTTCAGTTCTTGAAGACTTTAAAAAAGAATTAAAAACAGCACAAACAAAAGAAGAGGCACAGGAAATATTTAAAAGATATGACAAGGTTGCTGAACTTGGAAATGATAAAGAAACAAGGGTGCAATTAAATCTTGTTTACAGTAAAGCGGTTAAATAATGACACAGATACAACAAGGAACACCTGAATGGCATGAACAGAGGTCTAACAGGATTACTGGAACAAGAATACCTAAAGCTGCTGATGAGTGTATGTGGACAAAAGGAGATCAGTGGGAGGCTTTGGGAAGAGATATTTATAGAGAAGCTCACCATTTAACACAAGACCCTTTTGATCAAAGAGCTATGTTTGCAATAACGCATGGTAAAAACAGCGAGCCACTTGCTTTGGCTACACTAGAAAGAATGGGTTATAAAATAACACAACCATCTTTTGTGGTGCATCCCAAATATGATTGGCTTGGTATGTCTCCTGATGGAATTATGATGAAAGGTAGAAGCGGGTCTGTCTCTGCTGTTGAGGTTAAGTGCCCACAAACAAAACCTTGTACCAATGTTAAAGAACAAAAAAGAAATTACTGGCATCAAATGCAGTTGGCTATGGAGTGCATGGATATTGATGAGATGCTTTTCTTTCAGTGGTATAACGACAATGAACACTATCAAGAGTGGGTTGAAAGAGATCCAAGATGGGCAGATATCTATATACCAAAAGCACAAAAGTTTATGGATTGGTATGCTGAAAAATCTAAAGACCCAACATATATTGCTAGATGGTCTGAAACCAAGGAAGAACCTGGAATAAATTACAAAACAGTTGATGAGGACGGTGAAACATCTGAACTTGCATCTGTATTAAAAGAACTAAAACAGCTCAGAGATAGATCTGCAATTCTGGATTCCAGAAAAAAAGATTTATCTGCTATGTTGATAAAAAAACATGGCGGAGCGTTTGGTACGTCTTTAGTAAAATGTCATATGACACAAGCTAGAGGCAGAATTAACTATAGTCGACTGGTAAAAGATCAGAACATTGAAAGAGATATATTGGAAGGATATAGATCTGAAGGTGATGCTAGGATTTATACCAAATTACTAGAGGAATAAAAATGGCTAATAATAAAAAATCTATTAGTTCGAGAATTGAAGAGGATGTTTACGATAGGCTTATAGCTGTAAGTAAGAAAGAAAATCATAAGTTTTATGATAGAAAAATTGCTTATATGGTAAATAAAATTTTAGAATCTTGGGTTAATAAGGAGAAAAATATATAATGGAATATGATAATAGCAATCGCGGTGCGATTTGGAAGAACGATAAAAAAGAAACTGAAAAACATCCTGACTTTAAGGGTGAGGCTAACTGTAATGGCAAAGACTTTTGGGTTAGTGCTTGGAAAAGAAAGCCCGGAGCAAATGAGAAATCACCTGCTTTAAGTTTTTCTTTTACACCAAAAGATGCACAAACATTTCAACCAAAGTCTGAAGAAATTTTTCCAAAAGACACCGTAGAAGACGATCTACCATTTTAATAAGGAATAACTATGGCTAATGAAACTATAAAGCTAACAACTGATGGAGAAGTACGAGAATATAAAATAGATTCTTTGTCTGAAGCTGCGAATCAAAAAATAGCTCAGATACAATTTTATAATCAAAGTATAGCACCAATATTTTCTGAGGTTATGAGACTAGCACAACTTGGTAGTAAGGTTGATCAAGGAGACTTGTCATCACTGCTTCCCAAGGACTATGTCGTTGTACAAAACGAGGAAAATAAAGTAAAATCAGACAATAAAGAAGAAACATCAAACGAGGAAACTTCTTAACAAATCTGATGGATACCAACTTAGAAAAGGGTCTCTCTTCATCAGAGAGGCTCTCATCTGTTCTAGGCGAGGGGTCATTATCTGGCTCACCTTGTAATGGTAATTTCTGCTCTACAACTTTAGGAGATACCAGGTGTAAAACCTGCGGAAGACATGAGCAAGAAATAATTAAGTGGAATCAGTTATCAGAAACAGAACGAAAAATCATTAATATAAAAAATGCCACAGAAGGTTTTAAAATAAGGCAAGTTATATCACAAGAAGATAGATGGAGGGATCTACAAAAATTGAAAAACATAGATAATTTAACAGTAAGAGATGCAATTAAAAGGGTTGTGCAAGTTGCCGCACATCAGTCAGAAATGTATCCACAAGATCACAAGTGTATTGAATTGCTGAGTAAGATAATCACATCAGACCATAAGTTTAATGAGATATCTGTTCAGTCAATAATGTCGCAAGATGACTATACAGAAGTCAAAAATAAATTCGAGTAAGGCTTTTCAAAAAGATCTGTTGATAGGAAAAGAGTTAGAACAAAAAATACTTGTTTCTATAAGAAAAAAATATCCAACAGCAGTTCTTGTTCCTGGAAAGTTCAAACCTTACGATATATTTATTCCAGAAAAAGATTTAAAAATAGAAGTAAAGGTTGATTACAAAAGCCAAGAAACTGGAAACATTATTATTGAGCTGTTTATGTTTGGCAAACCATCAGCACTTCTTAGCACTAAAGCTGACTATTGGATCATTCATACAGGCAAAGAAACTATGTGGATTCAACCCAATAAAATAGTTGAGTGCATAATTTTAAACAACATTAAATCTCAAAAGATTCTTGGTAACGGAGATGATCAAGAAAAGATGGCTTGTTTAATTCCTATAGAATTATTTAAAAGATATATTATTTGACAATGATGAAATAATAAATTACTATGTTTACATTATTAATTATTTGAGGGAATGATATCAATAACTTAACTAAAAGATGTATTGCATTACAAGAAGCAAAGAACAAAGCAAAAGATCCAGAATTTAAAA